CACTTGGAGTTTTTGCTATATCTGCATCAATAGCATCACGGGCTTCTTTCATGCCAGCATTGCTATCGTCGCTTGTGACGTAGCCTTCGTCGGCGTAGCGTTTTACTTTACGTTTTGTTGCCATGACCGTTCCTTAACATTTAGCCTTAGACATGCCGCCTTTTTTCATGCCTTTGTTACCGGGCATAGAGACTTGCATGGCTTTAGTTTTACCTTTAGTAGCAACGCCGTCGGCGGCTTTGTGTCCACCAGATAGACCACCAGCAGCCATTTTTTTCATGCCGCCTTTTTTCATGCCCATCTCTTTTTTGTCCATTGCTTTGTCTTTAGCAGATGCTTCAAATTTAGCGAATGGGTTCATTTTCTTAGTAGCCATACGGCCTCCTTGTTTAAAAAGTTGATTCTGTCCGTGTAGAGTTTTTGGCTCATTTACTTTTTGCAGATCAGGACGCGTACGCGGCCCACCTTTAATACCGGCAACCTTATCAGCCGCAGCAAAATCTTTACCAACGGACTGAGGGACTCCAGCTTTCTTGGCAAACGACGCGTTATGGGCTACCGCTTCCATGAAGTTATGTTGTTTTTTACTTGTTGACGGCATTTCTACCTAACATTTTTTGAACAGTGTCGGTCTCGTATATACGGATACACATCCATACTATACCCAGAAGCGAACCTATCAGTGTGGCTGCCGGAGTCATCCAGCCCATCATGCCAGAGAACGTGACTGTTAGAGCAGCCCCGTCGGTAAGTGTTTTAGCTTCGTGTCCATTCATATCAACACATCCTTCCTTTGGTTTTGCCCTTTTGGGCTATACCGTCTGCTGCCTTAATGTATCCACCCTCAGCACAGTTCCACGCTCTAAGACTTTTGTTAATCCGGGAGTTTGGGTCGTTCGCTGTTTTTGCGGATGTCAATTTTTTCTTCATACCACTCATCCTTGCACAGAAAGAGTCGCGCCTTGAGCCGCCTTCTGGCTGCGGTGGCTTCAGGTTGTGCCCTTCGCGTTTCGCAGAGGCTCGGCCCTTGGCGTTCAGCCCGCCGTTGGGGTTCTTGCCTTCCTTGCGTTGCCAAGCTGGGGATGCCATAACTCATTATCCTTGTGAGTCGTTCTTAATCAAAAGAATGTGCATTTCGCCAGTCATTTGCCCGGAATTGCTTGAACTAACGTGCATATCAAGGTCTGTTTTTTCAGCAAACGCTAATGGGTAGTCAAAATGACGATCAAAAGTGTTACCGCCGTTAAAACGAGCAGATGCTTCAATTGTTGGGAAGTTGTTGCCGTACAAGTACACATACAAGAACCCAGAACAAATGGTGTTAGCCGTTGCGTTGTTTGACGAAAAGGTGTAACTTGAAACATATGCTGTATAGCCAGCAGGCACTGTGTAGATTGCCTGAGTTTGGGCGTTGTACGCAACAGGCATCAATGAGTAGATGGTTGCAGGAACTCCAGTTGTCACTGTGCCTGTACCAGCGTAGATGATGCCAGCGGCGGTGTTACCGCTTCCCGCAGTAAGCACATAAAAATCGTTGATGCGTAGATAACTATTGACGGTGTTAACTGCTGTCTGCCCGTTCAGAGCAACAACTTCAGAAATCACGTTGTAGTTAGCATCCAAACCAACAATACGTACTGTGCGTGCGCCAGAACCAGCGGATGTGTCATTTGCACTGCCGCTAGAAATTTTCATCACTGTTGCAGATGCTGGGAACGCATAAACACCAGTAGTTGCCCAAACAGATTGGTTTGTTGTTACTGTTGCTGCTTGACCAAATTGGAACACGTATTGGTGCATGGATATTTGTCCACGACCAACCTGCAAATCCCAAGGCTCAATAGTACCCATGCGGGTGATTGAGGATACGACTGCCATAACTAATCTCCTTTAAGTTTTAAAAACAAGGGGCCGAAGCCCCTAGGACTGATTATTCAAAGTTACCGTATGGGTAAGTTGTAGTTGTACCGATGTTGTTATCGGGTTGTGTGTAGCGTATAGCAAAGTTAAATTTGCCGCCAGTAGGCGCCACTACAGTAGTACCGGTGATTGACAAAGTAAATACTACTTGCGACAAGTTAGGTTGACCATTACCAACCACGATGTCTGTTGTGGTAGATAACATGTTAATCAAGTTGGTCGCGCTATAAGTGGTTGTCTTACGACCAGCAGTACCCACAGTTGTGGTTCCTAATTGCGTAGAAGCATAAGTAGGAGTTCCAGCAGCGGCGGTAGTCGCGTTAGATACATAAATGCTCACATCAGACAATGTAGCGCCACTTTCCCCAGTGATTGCGCTCAAGTAATCAATAGTGATGTCTTGAATTGTGCAACCTGTAGGCAAATAAAAGATTACGCCACGATATACCTGTGTGCTTACATCCGTTGGGGGAGTTGTAGTGGTAGCAGGGAATGCGGTAGATGGGGTATACAGTTGTCCCGCTGTGTTAGGGATACCGTTAGCAAAAGCATACTGCCCCGAAGTACCGGAATAGCCGTTTGTACCAGATGTAGTAACGGAAAGATCAATGTAGGCGTCTTGAACTAACTCAACGTAACCAACGTTACGTAAAGAGCCAAAACGTGTGTCGCCAGCTAGTACTGGGCCTTCAAATGTGGAACGTGCCATGACAAAAGTCCTTATGCAAAAGTGCCTTTACCGATCGTTGCATCGTCTGCTGGGGCAGTGGTGGTAAAGACGGATCACCCAGATATGGCTAATATACACTAAATCTTTCCGGCGTCAAGCATCATTTTGTCATATTGCCGGAAAATAATGCGACTATGCCGTACAAAGTCCGCCTCGTAAACCATCAAGACCCCAAGTGGCGGGCTACACTCAAATCTTTACAAAAAGAATGTTTACCCGGAGATATTGTTTATGCGCCCAACAACGGATACTGGCACTTGGCTTTTGGACAGGATATGGTACCTGTTGGTTTCTCCGGCCTTGTTCCTTCTCAGCGCTGGAGTGATTGTATGTATCTGTGCCGTTCAGGTGTGCTACCTCTTCATCGTGGACAAGGACTGCAGAAACGACTTATTAGAGCCCGTATACAAGTGGCTAAGGAAAGAGGCATGAATTGGTTAGTAACAGACACACACTCCAATCCAGCATCAGCAAACAGCCTAATTGCATGTGGTTTTAAAATGTTTGACCCAACAGAACCGTGGGCCGCCAAAGGTGCGGCCTACTGGCGACTAAAACTATAACTTCTAGGTTATATATGCAAATTATTGCTTTTAGCTAATACTAGATAATTTTGGATAATTCTGATAATGGCTCATATATAGACCATTAAGCTCTTTAATGACACACTAATGGATCATATATGCCCTATAAAGACCCCGAGCTAAAGAAAACAAAACAAAAACTTTATGCCGCCAAGCACTATGAAGCACATTCCAAAGCGGTAAAGGCTAGTACTAAAGTACGAAACAAAACGCTTAAAGGTCGGTGGCTAGATTTCAAAGCCACTCTTGCCTGCATGGAATGCGGTATGGACCACCCGGGAGTGCTGGACTTTCACCATATAGACCCAGAAATGAAAACAGGCAGTGTGCACAAATTTGTACAGGCTAGACGTTGGAAAAAAGCGTTTGAAGAAGTAGAGCAGTGTCTTGTATTATGTGCAAACTGCCACAGAATTGTTCATTATAATGAACATCAGGTAAGGAAGGCGGCTAAGAAAGCCAAGAAAAACGGGGCCGAAGCCCCGTGAAATCCGGAAACTAAACCCGATTATTTTTCTTCAGGGGCTTGAGTAATGTTGAAAATGTATGTATTTCCAGCATCTTCTCCGACGGTTTCGTCAGATTCATCTTCATCCTCTTCTGGATCGACTTCAAACCACTCGTCAGTTTCTGCATCGTATTGATACCATGCGTCATTTTCTGCATCATAGAAATAATCGCCGTCTTCGTCTTCGTACTCTTCGTCTTCGGCTTCTTCTTCGTCTTCGGCTTCTTCTTCGTCTTCGTCTTCGTCTTCGTCTTCTTCGGTTACGACGTCATAGTCCACAGCCCAGCCGTGAGCTTGTTGAAACTCAATAAATTCTTTGATGATTTCAATCTTGTCAAAATCAAAGGTCTCAATCGTCATTACTTCGTCTTCGGTACCCCAAGCGCTGAGGTCAATGGTGATTTTATACATAGGTTCTCCAAGGTTAAAAAGGACACAGCTCGGGGGCTGTAACCACATGCTAGACGACCTTTATGACTTCTGCAAGGCAATAAAAAAGGCCCCTTGTGGGGGCCTTCATGTAGTACTTTAAGTTCTAATTTTAATAAGAACCTGAAGAAGCAAACATGCCTAAAGGATCAGACCAACCGAAGCTGTAACGCTCACGGGCCTTGTAACGAACGTTACCGGTATCGAAGTCACCGTCCATGCTGTTTTGCAGCGGAGTGCGGATGAAATGCTTCAAACCGTTAGGTACGTCAGTTGTCAAGAACCAAGCATTGGTGTCAGTCAGATAGTGGTTAATTGTGTAACCTTCTGGGATGGCACCATTGTTCTTAATTGCGTTGATGTCGTTGTTGTTAGTTCCAACGCGGAGGCTGGTTTCTAACAGACGAGTAGCAACGAATTGCAATGCTGGTGGGATGATCAACTTCTTAGGCTTAGCTGCGATCAACAGACCACGCTCATCAGTCCAAGCCGCAATAGCAATAACGGCGGCTTCTAAAGAAGTCTCGTTAAGGTCGGTTTGGGTAGATGGAGTGTTGCCGTTGGTACCACCGTTAACCAAGGGGTGAGCAGTAGAGAACAAAGGTTGACCGTCGCCGCCAACATAAGCAGCGCTGAAACCGTTGTTCAAAACTGCAGCAGCTTTGATTTGCTTGGTGTAAGCCATAGCACGAGCCAAACCTTTGGTGTAGCGAGCAGACAAGCTGTCGTACAAGTTATCTTCAATCGCTTCTTCAGTGATTGAGAAACCCAAAGCAATGGTTTCGTGGTTATAGCGAGTTGTCCATGCCTCTTGTG